AAGAAGACCTGATAAACCCGTTTAACAATTAATAATCCCCTGGGGTTTAGTAGCCCTAGCCCTGGGGGAGCTTTTTTAGACAAGGAGTAGAGATGCCAGCCACATATGTAACCGAAGCTGAGTTACGCAGTAATTTAGGTATTGGTTCACTCTACACTTCGGCTACAGTTGAAGAAGTTTGTCAAACAGCCGAAGATTTAATTAATCAATACTTATGGTTTAACACTGCACCAGTAGTAGCCACTGCATTACAGGACAATGTTGCAACACTTATGCTTGCTAATCCTAATGCGTTTGTGGCAGGACAAACAATAGTTGTAAGTGCTTGTGGATCTGCATTTAATGGTTCACACACAATCACTGGCACAATACCACCTAGCACTGGCACTACTAGTTTAATTCCAGTATTTATGTATAACTATGGCCAAGTTAATTATCCTAATGGCTATTCATTTGTGCAATATAATAAAGTTGCAGCTAATCAAAACTTTCACAAAGTAGTACCTTATGGCGTAGCCACAGGCCCAGACCACAAGACCCAAGCTTATGCGAGCACCCCTGCAATCCGAGAAGCGGCCATGATCGTAGCCGTAGATATCTGGCAATCTAGACAAGTTAGCCAGACGGGTGGGGTCGGTATGGATGGGGTCAGCGCTAGCCCTTATCGGATGGGTTATCAGCTGATTAACCGAGTGCGTGGCCTCATTCAGCCGTATTCATCACCTGCATCTTTGGTGGGATAATGCCAGCCGCAATAACTACATTACGTAGCACATTAGCGACAACACTTGCCAATGCTGGCGTGTGGTCAGTATTTAGTTTTCCTCCAAGTACTCTGCTCGCCAACGCAGTAGTAATTACCCCAGGCGATCCTTACATAACACCATCTAATAATGATGAAATAAGTGTTAATCCGTTGGCAACTTTTAGAATACTTATTACTAAACCAGCATTAGATAATCAAGGCAACCTGGCTGGTATGGAAGATTACATTTTGGCAGTAGTAACTAAATTGGCTGCCGCAACTTATCAAATGAACATATCTAGCGTTTCTGCACCAGCAATAGTTAACGCAGCTAGTGGCGACTTGCTAGTATCAGAAATTACTGTATCAATCCTAACGAGTTGGAGTTAAAATGGCATATCAAGGATTAACAGAAGAAGAAAAGAACTTTCTGGCCAAGACAGGTCAGATTACACACACACCAGTAGCGGTTAAAAAACCTGCTTACAAAAAAGAAGAGGAGCAAGACTAATGGCCGTATTTTTATCCAATGGTGCGGTAGTTACTCTTAACAGTGTTGACATTTCAGCATATGTAACAGGGGTTACTATTAACCGCAGTTTTGATGAATTAGAAATTACAGCAATGGGCGACACAGCTCACAAGTTTGTTAAAGGACTAGAGGCATCAACAATTACCCTAGACCTGCTTAACAATGATGCAGCAAGCGGCACAGGTGCAGTTACTGCAACCTTAGCGGCAGCCTGGGGTACTACAGTACCGCTAGTAATTAAGCGTTCTAACGCAGTAATTAGCACTACCAACCCAGAGTATCAAACTACAGTTTTGGTAAACAATACCCAAGACCTAAATGGTGCTGTTGGCGACATCTCAACACAGAGCATTACATTTACTTGTAACTCAGTTATAGTAGTTGACGTAACACCTTAATTAAGGAGCAATAATGGCAAAGCTAAAGATAACAAGGGCTAATGGTGAAGTCACAGAGCACAAGATAACACCAGGTGTCGAGTACGCTTTCGAGTTAAAGTACGGATCAGGTATTAGTAAAGTCCTACGTGAGCATGAACGTCAGACCGAGATTTATTGGTTAGCGCATGAGTGTTTACGTAGGGCTAACGTAACTGTACCTGTATTTGGTATCGAGTTTATAGACAGCTTAGATACTGTAGAGGTATTAGACGAAGAAAAAAAATAGCGCAGCGGGATTCAACACTTTATACAATAGCCAGCCTATCTGTAGAACTGGGGATTCCGCCTAGCGAGTTTATCAATATGGATGCTGAAATGCTTAGGGCAATAATCCAGGTGCTTTCAGATAGAGCTAAGGAGATCAAAAATGCCAGTAGAAATCGTAGGCGTTAAAGATGTCATTAATGGCTTAACCTTTATTGATGAAGACATGTATAGACGTGTTAAAGCAGCCGTAGAACCCGTTATGAAGGGTGTAGAGGCTAAGGCCAAAGGATTTGTAGTGGGCAATAATGAGGTGTTATCAGGCTGGTCTAAACCAATATCATCTACTGTCGATTATCGCCCATTCCCTAAATATGATGCAGCTACTGTCCGAGGTGGTATTGGATTTAAAGAGGGTCAAAACCGCAGATTCAGTAATGGCTATACAGTTGAAAGTTATGTTTACAATATAAGCGCCGCAGGTCGTATCTATGAAACCGCAGGTAGATTAAACCCACAGGGCAGAGCGCCATTTACTTCTGTTGCAGAAGGTGGCGGCACAATGGCATTTAAGCAATCAGGTAGCAGAAAAAATAGAAGCAGATCTACAGCTGCATATAATTCTAATAACCCGTTTGCTGGTTATCAGTTTGTGACCGATTTACCAACCCTTACATCTCAGCCTAAAGTTAAAGGCGCTAGAGGTGGTGGTCGCAAGACTAAAGGCCGTTTGATTTACAAAGCATGGGCGCAAGATAGTGGTGATATTTATGGCGTAATTGTAAAGGCGATTAACTCTACAGTTACACACTTTAATAAGACTACTGAAAAGAGGGTTGCATAATGGCCAATATAGTCGTATCGGCACTCAGCACCTTTAATAACAAAGGCCTTAAAAAAGGTAAGAAAGAAATCAGTGCGTTTGAAAAGCAAGTTAAAACCTTTGGCCGTACCTTTGCCGCAGCATTTTCAGTAACAGCATTAACTAGATTTAGTAGAGAAGCAGTAAAGGCTTTTGCAGCTGATGAGAAGGCCGCCAAGTCATTAGAGATTCAATTAAGAAATACAGGCTATCAATTTAGCGCACCTGGCGTTGAACTATATATAAACAATTTACAGAGAGCCACTGGCGTATTAGATGATGAATTACGCCCAGCATTCCAGCAATTACTGACAGTAACAGGCTCAATTACTAAGAGCCAAGATGCCCTAAATACTGCTATGGATGTATCGGCTGCTACTGGTCGATCATTAACACAAGTTACTACAGCCTTATCACGTGCTTACGCTGGAAACACTACGGGCCTTAGCAGATTAGGTGCTGGCTTAGATAAGAACTTGCTAAAGGCTGGCAACATGGATGACATCATGGCCGAACTTAATAACAAGTTTTCAGGCCAAGCCGCAGCTAGATTAGATACCTATGCTGGAAAGTTAAGTTTAATATCTGTTGCTGCAGCCAACTCACGTGAAATTATTGGTAAAGGTTTATTAGATGCATTGAGCGCTTTAGGTAAAGATAACAGCATTGCAAGTGTAACTAATAGCATGGAAGATTTTGCTACTGCCACTAGCGAGGTATTGGTCGGGTTAGGTAAGGTAGCAGGTAAATTAAAAGAGATCACAAATATCCCGGGTATAGATGGATCATTTTTAAGAAACGTACCTGGCATTGGTGCAGTGCTAAGAGCTACAGAAGCATTAAGGGGCGCAGGTCGCCAGCAAACAGATAGAGGTGGTTTAGAAAGAACCGCAGGTAGAGTTAATGCTCAACAAAGAAAGCAAGAAGAACGAGCTATTAAAAACTCTGTTGCATTACGCAAAACTGAAAACGATCTATTAAAGAAAAAGACAGCTGTAGATCAGTTAAGAGATAAGTTTGATGTTGAGCGTATAGGTTTTACAGTAGCCTTAAATGAAGCAACAGATAAAGAAACAAAATTACGCATACAAGCACAATTAGCCATTTTAGATAACAATGAAGCATTGGCTAAAAAAATATTAGCGGAAATGGAAGCGGCTAAAGCTGCACAAGAATTAACTGAAGCATTTAGAAAAGCAATTAGAGAGTTACTAGATGGCATAAAGCCTACTGTAAATCAATTAAAAGAATTAAGTATGGGCGCATTACGCACAGAAACTAGAACTATCCTAAACTATGCTGCACCAGCCGTAAGTGGATTACAACAATTAATAGCACCTACCCAGCCAGGCACCTTTGAAGATTTAAGAGGTAGCATATCTGGATTACTAGAACAATCTAGGCCTAGCATTACAGGCTTAAAAGAATTGTTATCAGGTATTCAGCAAACCTCAGGGGCTACCATTAATTTAACAGTAGATGCTAGTGGTGATAAATTGAGCCAGGCTATTGCAGAAAGCATCCAATTAGCTGGACGTAATGGTTATAGCACAGTACCAGCTGGATTTATAGTATGACAGTACCAGTAATTAATGCAGTAATTAACTTTAGCACTGGCCCTAGTTTTGCTCAGGCCATGATTTTAGATACAGGTATCTTAGGCACAAACGTTTTAGCAGATTCCGCAGCTGTAATTGTAGATGTATCTAATCAAGTAAACAGAATAGAAACTAATAGAGGCCGTACTGCGCTTAGTGATGAGTTTCAAACAGGTTCCCTTACTTTACGCATAACAGATCAGAATGGTGATTTTAATCCACAAAACCCATCTAGCCCATATTACAATTTATTAACACCCATGAAAAAGGTACAGATTACTGCTACCTATAATTCAGTTACTTATCCTATATTTGCAGGATTTATTACAAGTTACGTTACGACCTATCCAGATGATGGTGAAGGTGTGGCAATAACTACTATACAAGCTGTAGATGCTTTTAGATTAGCCCAGTTAGCACAGATAAGCACAGTGGCTGGCACTAGCGCAGGTCAATTATCAGGTGCACGTGTGGACGATATTTTAGATCAGATTTCATGGCCAGCATCTCAGCGAGATATTGATTCAGGTCTTACTACATTACAGGCAGATCCAGGTACTAACCGCACAGCATTACAAGCACTATTTACAGTAGCCAATTCTGAATATGGTGCTATCTATGTTGATGCCGACAATAACTTTGTATTTCAAGATAGAGCAGTTACAGCTAGTTCTATTGGTGGCACACCTACAGTGTTTGCAGATGATGGATCAGGCATAACATACTTTGATGCTACCTGGATATTAAATGACGTACTTATATTTAACAAAGCCACTATCACTAGAGCTGGTGGTAGCCCACAAGTAGCCCTAAATCAAGCCAGCATAGACAAGTACTTTTTGCATAGTTACTTTTTAGATAACTTGTTAATGCAAACAGATGCTGCAGCGTTAGATCATGCTCAGGCTTATGTAGCTTCTAGGCAAGAAACCTCTATCCGTGTGGATGCCATAGTGCTAGACCTTTATACACCTAGTTACAATTCAGGCATAGTGGCAGCCTTAGACTTAGACTTTTTCGATCCAATCACAGTTAAAACTACCCAGCCTGGCGGATCACTTTTAGAGAAAACTTTACAGATTTTTGGGGTAAGGATGAACATAACCCCGAATAGTTGGAAAACCACGTTCACGACACTAGAGCCAGTTATAGACGCTTTTATCCTAAATAATAGCATTTATGGCACTTTAGACTATAATGTCCTAAGTTACTAAGGAGTAGAGATGGCAGCAGGTTTAGGGTTTAAGGATTTTGTTACAGGCGAGGTATTAACCGCAGCCGACGTAGATGGCTATTTAATGCAAGGTATCTGGGTGTTTGACGATGCCACAGCTAGAGATGCAGCTGTTACATCACCACAAGAAGGTAATGCCTGTTATCTAAAAAATACAAATGAAGTGCTCACGTACTCTGGTAGTGCCTGGGTAGCAGTTGGTGGTGGCAGTGGAATGACTTTGATAAGTGCCACTACTATTGGATCGGCAGTCGCATCAGTAACTGTTACTGGTGCTTTTAGTGCAACCTATGATAATTATAAAATCATTATTACTGGTGGCTCAGCAAGCGCAGATAACTTTTTTCAACTTACTTTAGGAGCAACAACAACAGGCTACTACTATGCTGGGCAATTTGTAACCTATGCAAATTCAGCAAGTACTGCCGCAGGTTCAAACGCTGCTTTTTATTTTGCAGGTAATGGGCAGTCATCTGGACTGCAAACTGATATAGATGTTTATAACCCTTTTTTAAGCGATGAGACTGCTTTTATTTCTAGGTTTGCTCAATTACGAACAGGCGGTTCAAGTGGGTATGTTGCTGGTTATCTAAATAATACTACTTCATATACTGCATTCACAATAACACCAAGTACAGGCACTTTAACAGGTGGCACAATTCGAGTTTATGGATTAAAAAACAGTTAGGAAATAAAATGACATATAAAGTACAAATAGATGATTTAATTAGAAATGCTAATGCCGATGAAATAGCACAATTTGAGATTTATTCTCAAAATGAAGCATTACGTCAAGCCGAAGCGGAAGCAAAGGCGCAAGCCAAGGCAACTGCCGAAGGTAAACTTGCCGCACTTGGTTTAACTACTGATGATTTAAGGGCTTTAGGTTTATAGCACAATCTTGAGGAAGTGTGGCGAATGAAACCTTGGTTATGTGCAGCTGGCGTGCAGTTAAGAGATCAGGTTGATACCTGGTATCCAGATCGCCGCACTACCAGTGATGGGTGGATTGGTGATGCTCGTCATTCCGCCAGTAAATCGGATCATAATCCAGACAAATCTGGGATCGTCCGAGCCATTGATATTGATTCTCGTTTGGATTCATCCGAGCAGCTCTCGATATATCTGGCTGACCAAATCAGAGTCTGTGCTAAAACCGATAAGCGCATATCTTACATAATACATAATGGTTTTATAGCTTCAAGAAGGTTTGGATTTAAGTGGCGGCGCTATAGGGGTATAAATCCGCATAAAAAACACATACATTGCTCTTTTACAAAGTCAGGCGACAAAGATGGTAAGCCGTTTGATATACCACTACTAGGGGGAAAAATATGAAGATAACCAAGAAGCAAAAAGCAATACTAAAATCTTATGCACGTGGGGTATTAGTATCTTTCTTAACATTTTTAGCCAGTAATGAATTAGGTTTAGATCCAGCACTGTCTGTAGTAGTTGCAGCACTTGCTGGTCCAGCAGCTAGGGCTTTAGATAAATCCGATACAGCTTATGGCATCGGTGCAGATGCGAAATGAGTCCAACAGAATGGGCTGGCTTTGGCGCTGGCGTTATGGCCGTGCTATCAGGCGTGCTAATAGGACTACGTTTTTTAGTTAAAGGTTGGCTAAATGAGTTACGCCCTAATGGTGGCTCTAGTATGAAAGATCAATTAACTAGGTTAGAACAGCGTGTTGATGATCTATTCCTTATCATGAATAAGCGACAATAGCAATATGGCTACCGCACGCAAGCGCAAGAAGGTTAATAAGCGCAAGGGTAAATACACTCATGAGCAGATTAACACTAAGTTAGATACCTATGCTATTTCGTTGCGTGAGTTTTATTTAAGCCTAAGACGTGCAGGATTTCCAGTAGATCAAGCTCTAGGGATGTGCGATAAAAACGTATTTCCAGACTGGCTAACACCATCTAGTCCAGACTTTGATCCAGTTAATCCAGACCATGACCCCTACGAAGACGAGGACTAATTGCGCAAAATTGCGTTTGTGTCAGATCTGCAAGTTCCTTTTTTTAATGAAGCAAGTGTCAAATCAGTAGGCCGCTTTTTAGCCAAGTGGAATCCACATAGGACTATCTGTATTGGTGATGAGATTGATTTACCACAGCTAGGTAGTTTTAATGCTGGCACCATTGATGAAATGGTTGGCAACATAAATGACGATAGAAAACAAACACAAGAAGTATTAAGTTACCTAGGGGTAACAGATGTACTAGGAAGTAACCATGGAATCAGACTTTATCGATCAATCAAAAAACGACTACCATCATTCCTCAACTTACCAGAAATGCAGTATGAGCGTTTTATGGGATATGACAAGCTCGGCATCAAGTTCAGCCCCTTTGGGCTCGATTGGGCGCCAGGCTGGACAGCCGTTCATGGAGATGCTTTCCCTCTTAGCCAAGTGCCTGGACAAACGGCCTTAAACGGGGCTAGAAGGCTAGGTAAGAGCGTTGTC